TTTTGTTTACAGACAAACAACACAAGTATTTCGTGATGTTAGTGGCTGGTATCACATTGTTTTAGCAATTGATACAACTCAAGCAACAGCAAGTAATCGCATAAAACTGTATGTAAACGGAACACAGGTTACTGCTTTTGCTACTAGTTCAGACCCAACACAAAATACAGACTTTCCAATTAACGCAGCTTCATCTCATACCTTGGGCCGAGATACTTCTCAAGGAGTATACTTCAACGGCTACATGACCGAGGTTTACTTCATAGACGGTCAAGCCTTAACGCCATCCTCATTTGGTGAAACAGATTCAGCAACAGGTGTATGGAAGCCTAAAGCCTACTCTGGCACATACGGTACTAACGGGTTCTACCTCAAGTTTGCAGACAACTCAGGAACTACTAGCACAACGCTAGGCAAGGACAGTTCAGGCAACGGTAACAACTGGACACCTAATAACTTCTCTGTAACCGCTGGTGTAGGTAATGACTCCTTAGTAGATTCGCCCACATCCTATGGAACCGATACTGGTGTTGGTGGTGAGGTGCGTGGAAATTACTGCACCATGAACCCTTTGACGGTTCCAACATTACCAACCCTTGCCAATGGAAATTTAGACGTATCGGTATCTGCTACTGGTGTAAAAATAGCGCAAGGAACATTTCAGTTTCCATCAAGCGGTAAGTGGTATTACGAATGTACGTTTAATAACGCATCTTCTGGCGTTAATGGTATGTTCATTGGCATTACATCTCCAACCAGAGGGCCAAACGTAACACGTTCTACCGCAGGAGCATATTTCTTTTATGCCTCTAGTTCTGGATTGTTAAATAGCAACGGAACCGATGTTGTCTCAGGTCTTTCTACAATCTCTGCCAATGAAGTATTTAAGGTAGCGGTAGATATTGACAACAGCAAGGTTTGGATTGGACGAGGAAGTACTTGGTATAACTCAAGTGGTGGAACTACTGGTGACCCCGCTGCTGGGACTAACCCAACATTCTCTATTAGTGCTAGTGGCTTAACCCCCATGTCTGGCTTTGATGCGTCTAGCGTTAGCCTGTCCATGAACTTTGGACAGAGAACATGGGCGCAGACTTGCCCCTCTGGCTTCAAAGCGTTATGCACACAGAATCTGCCTACGCCAACAATAGGTACAACTAGCACAACACAGGCGAATGATTACTTTAATGCTGTGTTGTATACAGGTAACGGCGGCACTCAAACGGTGAGTGGTGTTGGATTTCAGCCTGATTTTGTTTGGGCAAAAGGAAGAAGCGTTGCCTATTCAAACCGTCTTTATGATGTAATTCGTGGTGCTACTAATTCTTTGGTGTCAAATAATACTGATGGAGAAGCAACTCTAACAACCCAACTTACTGCGTTTGCGTCTGATGGGTTTACCCTTGGAAGCGATGTTGGTCTGAATCAATCATCAGCAACTTATGTCGCATGGAACTGGAAAGCGGGTAGCTCTAATGTCACTAACACGTCTGGCACTATAACAAGTACGGTAAGAGCAAACACTACTAGCGGATTCTCGATTGTTACTTATACGGGTAACGGTACAAATGGAGCAACAATTGGACATGGTCTTGGCAACACACCAAAAATGTTCATCACTAAAAATCGTAACGGATACAATTCATCTAATGGTTTTAATGACTGGTCTGTATATCATGTAAATTCACCTGTTTACACTGGTGGGGCGGCAATAGATGGAACTGCAAGACAGGCTTTGTGGTTACACCTAACTGCTGCCGCTAGTAACGGTGTTGGTGGTTTTCCAAAAGGGCCAACAAGTACGGTGTTTACACCAAACCAATCGGCGTATGACAACGCTTCTGGTCAAACCTATGTTGCCTATTGCTTTGCCGAAGTTGCTGGGTTTAGTGCCTTTGGTGGTTATTCTGGTAATAGTTCTGCGGATGGGCCGTTTGTCTATACAGGATTTAGACCGAGATATGTGTTGATTAAAAGTGCGTCTGGAGGTTCTGGTTCTTGGGATATACACGATACCGCTCGGTCTCCTTATAACGTAATGCAAGCACAATTGTATGCTGATCAGAGTGCGTCAGAAGCGTCTAATAGTGTTCAGATTTTGGATGCACTTTCTAACGGTTTCAAAATTCGTGGTTCATCAGGAGACATGAACCTTAGTGGCGCAACTTATATCTACGCTGCCTTTGCCGAATCACCATTTAAGTATTCTCTTGCGAGGTAATTATGTTTCAACTAAACGGTAATCCCATATCAATCGACTCTGAACAAATCATCGGTGGTATACGCTATCCGCACCTGCGTGACCCTGCCCTGCGCGAGCAGTTAGGCGTGACTGAGGTAGCAGACCCAGAGCAGTATGACCAGCGGTTCTACTGGGCCGCAGGCTTGCCAAAGCTGCTAGATGATAGAGAAGAATCTGACGAGGAAGGTAATCCTCTCTACGTCAAGGTCTTGGGCGTGGTCAACGGTGAGCCTGCGATGGTGGACTCCACAGAGCGTCTAGTTACCAAAGGACTCAAGAGCCAATGGACTGCACAGGTCAAGGACACGGCTGGCAAGATGCTTGCCCAGACCGACTGGTATGTATGGCGTAAGTTTGAAAGAAACATCGATGTGCCTGCTTCAGTGGCTACGAAGAGAGCCGCTATCGTTGCTGAGTGCGATAGGCTTGAAGCTGCTATCGCTGCCTGTGCAGATGTAGAGGCATTGATTGGGGTTATTAGTAATCAAAACTGGGGTGAATAATGTCATCAGCAGACCAAGTTAAAGGACAACTTGATACCCATGAGGCAGTATGCGCTGAACGCTATGCAGGCATCAACGCTAGGCTAAAGAGATTAGAACAGATCCTGCTTGGGACTACTGGTTTTATCGTAGTTCTATTGCTCAGCTTAGTTCTTAAGATAGGTTAATATGAGTAGACGAGTATCCGCTGCAGCAACTAGGACCAGTGCTACTAAGGTAACGCTGTTAACTGTACCTACCAAGAACACTGGTGTATGGCAGGTGATGTATATTATTAGCACCTCTGGTGTTGATAGCCCACAGGTATTCTGGTATGACAAGTCTGCCAATGTAGAGTACAAGGTAGTTGGCGGTAAGAACTTAAATGCTGGTGATTATATTCTGCTAGACGGTAACGCTGCGGTTATCATGCAGGAAGGTGATGAGATTCGGGTTCAGAATAGTGGTACAAATTCTGTAACCTACATAGCAACAGTAGAGTTTGTACCTGAAACTGCAGTTCAATTCCAATATTAAGGAGACGTTATGCCAATGGTAGACGGAAAGAAATACCCTTATACTAAGAAGGGCAAACAAGCAGCAGCATCGGCAAAGATCAGCAAGCTGCGTAAAGAAGGTATGCCTCAGAAACAGGCCATAGCTGTTGGCCTATCAATGGCAGGATTAGCTAAGAAGAAGAAAGCTAAGAAATGAAACAAGGACTCTACTCTAACATCTGGGCCAAGCGTAAGCGGATAGCTGAGGGATCTGGTGAGAAGATGCGTAAGGTCGGCTCCAAAGGCGCTCCTACAGCTAAGGCATTTAAACAAGCTAAGAAGACTGCGAAGAAAAAATAATGGTAAAGAAAGTATATCAGAACCCAGAAGGTGGCTTAAACGCCAAAGGCAGGGCATACTTTAAAGCTAAGGAAGGTGCTAACCTGAAGCCTCCAGTGTCATCTAAAGAGGCTGCTAAGTCTCCTAAGAAGGCAGCTAGGAGGAAGTCTTTCTGTGCTCGTATGAGTGGTGTACCGGGGCCTATGAAGGATGAGAAGGGCAGACCAACTCGCAAGGCTCTGGCATTAAGGAAATGGGATTGCTAAATGGCAAACAAAACTTATCTAGAATTAGTTAATGATGTGTTAGTTAGACTTCGTGAGAACGAGGTTACTTCCGTCAATGACACTACCTACTCCAAGCTTATTAGCAAGTTTGTTAATGACGCTAAGAGACAGGTAGAGGATGCATACAACTGGAATGCACTGTCTGAGACCTTAACTGTCTCTACCACGGCTAACTTGTTTAACTATGTTATGACTGGTGCTGGTATTCGATTCAGGATCTTTGACGTACTGAATGACACAAGTAACTGGTTTATGGAGAATGCTTCTACCAGTGACATGAATAATTGGTTCCTTAATCAGGCTCCTGAGTTAGGTTCTCCTCGTTACTTTAACTTTAACGGAGTAGACTCTAACGGAGACACACAGGTAGACCTATATCCGATTCCTAATGGTACATATACCCTTAACTTTAACATCATTAAACCACAAGCAGAGCTAGCACTAAACAGCACTCAGATCAAGGTTCCAGCAGAGCCAGTTATCTTCTTGGCCTATGCTAAAGCCTTGGCAGAGCGTGGAGAAGACGGTGGACTAAGCAGCTCTGAGGCTTACGGATTATATCAAACCTCCTTAGCAGACCATGTAGCTAACGAGGGCAACCACTATCCAGATGAATTTACTTGGGATGCTGTCTAATGGCTTCACCTTCGCAGACCGCTAGTATTGCAGCACCGGGATTCTTTGGACTAAACATCCAAGAGTCTGCAGTGTCGTTGTCTTCTGGCTTTGCGCTAGAGGCTAACAACTGCGTCATTGACCGCTATGGTCGTATTGGTGCTAGACGTGGCTGGACTCCTGTGAACTCTTCGGTTAATGCAGACTTAGGCGCTGCTAACCCAGTAGAGTTTATGTTTGAGTTAACTGACAACGGATCTAGTCAGTTCATCAGTGCTGGTAACAATAGACTGTTTACTGGTACTACTACTATGACTACTAGGGCTGTACGCAATCAGGCTAACAGTGCAGACCTAACATACACGATTACTGGTAACAACTGGCAAGGGGCTGCTATGCCCTACGGTGATGGTGTCGATGCAGAGCCTCATGCCTATCTGGTCCAGACTGGTCACCCTATGCTGGCCTACCATAGACTACCAAGTCCCGGCACGGGTGCTACTTTCACAGTCTCTACTGTCTCTAGCGGCGCTATCACTGCCCTGACAGTAACTGCTGCTGGCTCAGGATACAATGTAGGAGACATCCTTACTCTGTCTGGTGGAACTACTGCTGCTACAGTCACTGTGGCTACCTTGTCTGGCACTGGTGTAGCTACTGTAACGATTACCACAGGTGGTGCTGGTTACTCTGTCTCTAACGCCCTGACAAGCACAGTGACAACCATAGCTAATCCACACTCTCACACAGGTTCATACGGCTTCCAGAGGCTTGGTGACATAGGGACAATGCCTACGGGGTATTCTGTTGGTGACTTCGCCCCTAACTGCGCTTTAGCGGCCTATGGACGTATCTGGGTAGCAGACATAGCAGGAGACCCACAGACGGTCTACTTTAGTCGCTTACTGGACGGATCAGACTTCCAAGGTGGGGACTCTGGTTCTCTGTCCTTAAACTCTGTCTTTCCTAACACAGACAAGATAGTAGCTATTGCAGCGCACAACGGATTCCTTATTATCTTTGGTCGTAATAACATTGCTGTATATGCTAATCCTGTGGATGTTACAACACTGGTCTTAGCAGACTTCATCCCTAATGTTGGTTGTATCGCTAGGGATTCTGTGCAGAGCACTGGTACGGACATCATCTTCTTGTCTGACTCTGGTATCCGTAGTCTTCAAAGGGTTATTCAGGAGAAGTCTCTACCTATGCGAGATATCTCCAAGAATGTACGAGATGACCTTATGTCTAGTGTGGCCTCTGAGACAGCGGCTAACATCAAGTCTGTTTACTATGATAGGGATGCCTTTTACCTCCTTAGCCTGCCTATCACCAAGTCAGTGTACTGCTTTGACATGAGGACTCCTTTGCAGGACGGGGCAGCTAGGGTGACTACTTGGACCAGTATTGAGCCTAAGTCCTTTATAGTGACTAACTCTAAAGACCTTTACATTGGCAAACCCGGATATATTGGTAAGTACTACGGTCATGCAGACAATGGGGCTGAGTATCGGTTTAGCTACTATACCAACTACTTTGACTTTGATCAACCCACCTTAGAAAAGATCATGAAGCAGATTGGCTTTGTGGTTATTGGCGGTTCTAACCAAAACGTGGCTGTCAAGTGGGGCTTCGATTATAACGAAAATTACTTTGCTTTTACAAAAAGACTTGACACGGCAGTAGTTTACGAGTATAATATAGGTGAATATAATATTGCTGAGTTCTCAGACGGAATTGTATTGGACAAGTTCAAGATACAGGCTGGAGGTACAGGCTCTGTTATGCAGATTGGACTAGAGGCTGAGATCAATGGTAACCCTATCTCTATTCAGAGGATTGACGTATATATTAAACAAGGAAAACAAGCATGAGTAACTATGTAAAAGCTACTAACTTTGCTGTCAAAGATGGCCTAGCCTCTGGCAACCCTTCTAAGATCATCAAGGGTACAGAGATTGATACTGAGTACAATGCTATTGCCTCTGCTGTGTCTTCTAAAGCAGACCTAAATAGCCCTACCTTCACAGGTACGCCAGCAGGCCCTACAGCTTCCTCTGGTACTAATACTACTCAGCTAGCCACTACAGCCTTTGTAACCACTGCTATAGCCGCTGCTACGGCTGCCCTAGTACCCTCTGGTATGATCATGATTTGGTCAGGCTCAGTAGCCTCTATACCGTCTGGGTGGACGCTCTGTAACGGATCAAACAGTACTCCAGACCTGCGGGATAAGTTTGTTGTAGGCGCTGGATCAACTTACGCTGTAGGTAATACAGGTGGTTCTGCAAATGCTGTTGTAGTAAGCCATACTCACACCGCTACAGTGACAGACCCCGGTCACTTACACTCAATAGCTGCTGGTAGAAATACTGGTGCAGGCTTGGTTGGCGGTGGTGGAAATGCGTTAGATGCTAATTTAACTAGCAACACAGGTTCTAACACAACAGGTATTAGTGTTGGAATTAGTACTACTGGCTCGTCAGGCAACAACGCTAACCTGCCACCGTACTATGCTCTTTGCTACATTATGAAGACCTGATGTATAAGTTTCCAGTAGTAAATAGACAAGAATATATAATGTACTTGGAGTTGTTTAGTAACTTATACTGGCTTCATACTGATGTGTTTAAGTGGTCAAAAGAAACAAAGAAACATTATATTAAAGATTTAAACCAGCTTCAATCACTACTCAATGCTCCTCTGTATGGCTTAGTAGATAATGATAAGTTAGGGAAGTTTGGAGAAACACTAGGTTTTAGATACATTAAAGACTTATTAGGGAATGACGGACAAATGTATAAGATATATACGAGGAGTTTATAATGGGTAAGTTTATTGGCGGTATAACTGATGCTGTAGGCTTAACAGATATCAAAGGCACACAGCAACGAGGAGAACAAGCCGCTGCTGCTCAACGTGAAGCTGCGTTAAGAGGTGCTCAGGTATCTGCATTTAGACCAGTCGGGATGACTTCTCGATTTGGTACTGGGCAGTTTGACATCACAGATGTTGGTGGTGTTCCTCGTGTTACTGGAGCCAGCTACACGGTAGCGCCTGAGCTACAAGCCCTACAGAACCAGATAATGGGTTTAACAGGAGGTGCTGTCACCACTGCTCAAGAAGCTCAGATGGCTGCTCAGCCTCTAGGGGCTGCTGCTCAACGGCTATTTAATCTTGGTGGTCAGTATATCTCTGAGTCTCCAGAGGCTGCTCGTCAGCGTATCTTTACTCAACTACAAGAAGCAAGACTACCAACACAACTACAAGAAGAACAAAGACTAGCGTCTGGCGCATTTGGTCGTGGGCGTGCTGGTTTAAACATTGGTGGCATGGGTCAGCCTGAACTCTATACTTTGGCTCGTGCTCGTGAAGCACAACGTGCTCAAGATATTGTCTCAGCAGAACAGCAAGCACAGCAACAGGTTCAGTTTGGTGGTGGTTTATTTGGATTAGGCGCTCAACAACTTGGGCAGCAGTATGCTATCCCGACACAGGCTCTTGGTCCTCTACAGTCTTACCTCGGTACTGTTGGTACTATTGAAGAGCTTGGTCAGCAACCGTTTAAACTAGGCTTACAAGTTGGAGGTGCTGCTCAGTCTGGCGCTAATGTTGGTTCTCAGTTATTGCAGTCTGGTTTGTCTAGTGCTGCTACTACTCAGCAGCGTGCTGGTGATGCTGCCTCTGCACAGCTTACTAACTTTATGAATCAAGCATTAGGTGCTGCTGTTGGCGGTTTTACTGGTGGTTTTGGTGGTTTTGGAGGAGGCGGGGGGCCTACAGTATATAGTGGATATGGAGCAACATCACCATATCAAGCTACGGGTAATCCATTTGGTTCTACATATGGAATGTTTAATAGATAAGGACTAAGCTATGGGAATGTCATCACAACAAATATTACAGAGTGATCCAGAGTATCTGCGTAGACAGATGGCTCAGCAAGAGATGCAACGTCTTAATCCTACAGGTGGTGCTGCAGGTGCTATTGGTGCATTGCTTGGCAGAGGTCTTGGAAATGTAGCTTCTGGACGTGGGTTCATGGATACTGGAGATGCAGGTCTTCGTAGGGTTTCAGAAGTTCAGCGTATCTTAAGTAGTGTTCCTTTTGATCCCCAGAATCCTGCAACATATTATGAATCAGTAGCTGCTGCTTTACAGCAAGGCGGTTATGGTGACTTAGCTCCTGAAGCTCTAAAGCAAGCAGCACAGGCAAGAACACAAGCTAAAGAACTTTCTCTAAGAGAACGTCAGATAGGTACTCAAGAAGCAGAAGTAGAGATAAAGAAAGCAAAAGCTACACAAGGCAATGTAACTAACTTTGTTACCAAGAAGGGTGATGCAATTATTGAAAAAGAAGGTAGGATGTATGTTCAGAAAGTTGATGATGATGGTGTAGTTTCTCTAGATCCTTATAAGAAAGCAATACATGGTGCGTTTGAAACTAAAGCAGATTATGCAGCAGCACAGGCTGCAGCAGGTGGAGTAGTTCGTCAGCCTATCGTTGACCCACGTACTGGCTTTACTACTGGGTACATTATTCTTGATCGTAACGGAAATGAGATTCGCCGTGAGACATTTGGTGCTCAAGGTGCAGGCGCTGGTACGGCTCCTCAAGGAACTGGTGGTGGAGGCGCTGTGCCTAACATCTATCAACAAGAACTTGAAAGACGTTTAAAGAATAAATAATGGCTGAGATAAATCAATCTGTTTTAAAATCTCTATCTATATCTGACTTACGAGCACTGTCAGAAGGTAATCTTGAGGCCGTATCTATACCAGCATTAAAGTTACTAGCTGGAGAAGAGTTTGGTACTGGAGAAACCTTAGCTCGTAGTGCTGAGCGTGGGGCTACTGGATTTATTCGTGGTGGTGCTGATGTACTACGTAAAGCAGGTATTGATGTAGGAGCTACTGAGCAGACTGGGGTTGTGCCAGAGGGTTATGTTGATCCGCTAACTGGTATGCTTGGTGCTCCAGTATCTCCTGAAACAACTAGCCTTGCTACTCCCGGTCAGCGTCAACTAACAGACTTTGAACGAGAGCAAGAGTATAGAGCAATGCTTGAGCAAAGACCAGTAACTGCTATTGGTGGTTACTTAGCTGGTGCTATTGCAGGCGATCCTACAAACTTAGTTGCTTTTTCAGCTAAGACAGCACTGCAAGGTGCTAAGCAGTTAGGCGCATTAGGTGGCGCTCAAGCAGCTATTGAACCAGTATACGAAGAGTTTGGTGATTCTCGTCTTCGTAACATAGCCTTTGGTGCAGGAGGTGGTGCTGTCTTTGGTGCTGGCTTTGGCGCACTGGCTGGTAGGTTTGCTCGTAAGGCTGATGAAGCTGCTGCTAAGATGGAAGGTGATGTACCTGCTGTTACAAAGACCAGAGAAGAGATTGAGGCAGAGCTTCCTCCAATTACTCCAGTAGACCAGCAACCTACACTACTGTCACGCTTACCTGATACAGACCAAGCTATAGTAGATAAGGTACTTGCTCGTTATGAGGACGTAGACTTATTACCAAATAAAGCATTTGACGAAGTAGCTGATGCTTTAGAGTCTACTAATCCACAAGCTGCTGCACTGTTTCGTGGTGCAAAAGAACCGCCAGATACTGTGGCACAGCAACAGGCTGCTCTACTAAAAGCAGACTTTGACCAGAAAGCTTCAATCAAAAGTGCAAAGGTTACTGACGATGCGTTTGCTGAGTCAAGTTCATACTTAAAAGCAGAGAAGACTGGAGATTACAGGGACTTCTTAACTGATCCTATTCGTAACTATCCTCTGTCTCCTACTCAGTTTGCTAAGATGATTGCTCCTGAGAACCCATTCAAGGGACAGAATCTTAAGACCGCTCTATCAAGAGATGAGAAAATGACTGATGCTTTATCTCAACTTATTGGGCCAACCTTTGGTAGGTTTAACAGAGAGAAAGCAGCAAAGACTTGGGAGCAGGTAGAGATTAAAGGAGAGTCAGTTCCTTATGAGACTGTTGTCTCTGCATTTGTTAACCGTAAGCAAGAAGAGGTGCTAGGTGCGGAGCTTACATCCAAGATTTCAAAAGCACTTGCATCAGAATTAAACCAACTTGACCAATTAAAAGATGTAGCTAGGCTAGCTAAAGAGCAGAACAACGAAGAGATGTACGCTTACATTGCTCAGAGGTTTGCTACTGTCAATGCCTTATCATCCTCACTTGATGGCAACATCAGTAATCTAGGACGTGCTCTGGCATATACTAAACAGGTTAAGAAAATTATAAATTCAAACGGTACGTTACCACCGTATCTTGGAGGACTTAAGTGTTAAAAAACCAAGACGCTTGCAAGAAAGCTATTGATGCATATTTTGATGGGATTCGTGCAATAGATGGACTAGCTATTGATGAGGGCGCAAAGACAGCAATGAAAGCTAAGGCAACTAAAGAGGTTGCCACATCTCCCGGCTTTCGTCAGCGTATGTCTGAGATTGTAGTCAACTCATTTATCTCATCTGTTGGAACACCATTAGTAAACTTATACTCTACACTTGTTAAGGCTCCTTTCCTTATTGCTGAACGTGCATTGCTTGGTCTTATGCCGGGAAACAAAGTTAAACTAGGAGAGACCACTGCTATGATGCGTGGTTTCTTTGATGGTTTAGCAGAGGGTATTGGCTTTTTAAAAGCTGGATACAGTGAGGGAATGCCTTTAGATAAGACTTTAGTTGATACATCTACAGCGTTTGGCAGATCCGTATCTTCTGGACCTATTGAAAAAGCTATAGCTCCTATTGTCACAGTGCCTACTAAAGCTGCTGTTGCAGTGGACGAGTTCTCTAAAGCTATCTTCCGTAGGATGCAGCTTAATGCTAAAGCATATCGCATATCTCGCAGCGTCCCTGAAGGTAAACTTAATGGTAAGACCAGAGATGAACTATACGATTCTATTCGTACTATAGATATCTCTGACCCAACCAAGGTAGGAGCTACTCGTGCATGGCAGGAAGAACTAAAGAAGGTATCTCCTGACTTAGCTGACGAGCTTATTAACTTTGCTAAGATTCAAACCTTCCAGCAAGATTTAGGTGAGCTTGGCAACATGATGATTCGTGCTAAGACTAAAGTCCCTGAGCTTGTATTCATTGCTCCATTCATTAAGACACCTATTAATATTCTAAAGGACGCTCTGTCCTATACTCCAGTTAGTCTTGCAATGAAACAATTCAAAGGCAAGAAGGACGAGGCAGCAGCACGTATGCTGTTAGGTGCTGGGCTAGGATTGATGACTGCCAAATCTGTAATGGATGGTAACTTAACTGGTAGTTATCCTAAAGATCCGGGACGTAGAGAGGCGATGATTGCTGCAGGTATTCCTGAATACTCTATGAAGATTGGTGATCGTTGGTATTCTTATTCACGCATTGAGCCTTTGGCTACTGTCTTGGGTATTACTGCTGACGGTGTGGAGACAATGATTGACTACCTTCGTTTACCAGATCCAGAAAAGAAAGCTGAGAAACTAGCAGTTGATTCAGTACTTGCAATCACAAAGAACCTAACTTCTAAAACATTCCTTGAAGGTATCACTGGATTCCTACAGGCTGTCCACGATCCTGAGAGATATGGTGGTTCATATATCAATAGCTTTGCAAGCGTATTGGTTCCGGGTGCTGTAGCTCAGTTTGCCCGTGGTGCAGACCCTGTTATGCGAGAGATCAATAGTTTTAGTGATGCCTTGCAAAACAGACTGCCCGGATTAAGAACTACTCTGCCTGTTAAGTATGATATCGTAGGAGAAGCTAGAGAGAATCCTTCATATGGGTTGATGGGTACATTTGGTATTGCTACTAAAGAAGCAGCACAAACACCATTACAGAAAGCCATTGATGATGTTGGCTTTACATATACTAAACCAGAGAAGAAGATTCGTGGTGTAGAACTAGATGCTTCTACTTATGAGAAATACGCTAAGACATCAGGACAACTGATTAATGAATTACTAACACCAATAGTTGAAAGTCCTGAGTTTAATAACTATACCAAAGAACAAAAAAGATTTATCATGAAACGAGTAGCAGAGCGTGGTAGATTAGCCGCTACTAACATTATGTTTGGTGAGAAGATGTCTTCAGATCCTGAGTTCGCTACTGAGTTCCGCAGACAAGTCTTGAAGAAACGAGGAGTAAGGGCAACCGAAGAAGACTTGGAGGATTAATATGAGCGAAGTTACTGGGGCTGCAAAAGCAGCAGTAGCTGGTATTCGTGAAGCGTTAGCAGTAGGTAAAGAACTAGAGTCAGTTACCAAAGACATACAAGAACTAGGTAAAGCTGACCTTCAGGCCAGAGCATCATTCAGACGTAAACAAAAACAAAGACCATCAGATACCTCTGTCTTCTCAGCGGTAGAAGAATGGCGTGGGGTCTACGAGATTAAGAAGATAGAAGAAGAACTAAAACAAGACATCATATCTAAGCACGGTGAAGCTGCTTGGGAGGAGGTCTTAGTAATTAAGGACAGAATCCTGAGAGATAACAAGGATCTGACTGACGAGTATGGCAGAGACCTTCACAAGCTAGCCATGCTCAAGTGGTACTGCTTCATAACTGCTTTCGTATTGGTTAGCTTTTTCTACGTACTTGGATACAAACCTTAAGGACTGTCTATGATTACCCTATTTTCTACCCTTGTCTCCTTCTTGGCTGGTGGTCTGCCTAAGTTCCTAGACTTTTTCCAAGATAAGTCTGATAAAAAACACGAATTAGAGCTAGCCAAATTGCAGATGGCTAGGGAATTGGAGATGGCAGAGAAAGGGTTCCTAGCTCAGGCTAGGGTGGAGGAGATTAGGACTGACCAAATTGCAATGCAGACTGCAGTTCAGGAGAAGGAAGCCCTCTATGCCCACGATATAGCCATAGGGCAGGGAGCTAGCAAGTGGGTCATAAACCTGAGAGCCAGCGTTAGGCCAGTCATTACCTACGGTATGTTCTTAATGCTGGTGATGGTCAATGTGTTTGGGTTCTTCTACGCTTGGAAGCAGAATGTTCCATTTGATCAAGCTCTGAACCTGCTCTGGGATGAGGACTCAGCCATCATCTTCTCGTCTATCATAGCATTCTGGTTTGGGTCACAGACATTCAATAAGAAATGAAAGTATCCAAAGAATGCATCGAGATGATAAAGCACCACGAAGGGGTAAGGACACGCAGCTACAGATGTCCAGCTCTGTTGTGGACCACGGGGGTTGGTCATGTCATAGACCCCAACCATATCAGGGTTCCTTTTGAGGAGCGTAAAAACCTCGCAATACCCAGTGGGTGGGATAGAACTCTGTCTATGGCAGAGGTTGATGACATACTTGCTAAGGATCTCCTCACGTTTGAGAGAGGTGTACTACGACTGTGTCCTACTAATCTTACTCAGTCTAGGTTTGATGCACTCGTCAGCTTTAGTTTTAATGTGGGACTGGGTAACCTCCAGCGTAGCACAATAAGACAGAAGCATAACAGGGGTGAGTTTGAAGGGGCTGCAGAAGCTTTCATGCAGTGGACGAAAGCTGGAGGAAAAGTCCTTCCCGGCCTTGTTAAGCGCAGGAAGGATGAAAGCACACTCTATTTAAAAGTTGATAAGAATCCGTAGGAACGCAAAGTCTACTACAATATATCGTTCTTCATCATCTACAACTTCTACATACTCAAAACCAAACATCAATCCAGATATAATACATAGGTCTATATTCATATCAAATCTCACAGTGACCTGCGACACACGCTAATGTCTGTGCGCCTTCGACATTGTCATCTTCTTCCTTGAGGTTCTCCCACACAATATCTGTAGGCATCTTAGATAGAAGCTCTTCATACTGCTCTTTAGTACACTCCTCATAAGGAGCTTGTCGATAAGAACCACCATCCCAAGGTAGGAATGAGATACCACTAAGCTCATCGAAGTTCCTCCATACCCACGCTCCTACGTCCATCCACTCATCTTCCTTGACAGAGATAGTCACTGAAGGCTTGTGCTCACACCAGTGACGCTGGTACATCAACCACAGGTCAAGGTGTTGCATAGCTGTTAGGTCATCACGAGTACGAGAAGACTCTGGTGCTTTCACTGGGAAAGAAAACACAGCAGTGCTATCAGGTCTCATGACACAGTCCTCTGTAGGAATACCAGAGTCTGTGAGGAACTTGGTCAGCGGGTCTTTCTTGTCACCACGAACACGGCGAATATAATAGTTACTATGTCGAGTATGAATACCAGAGGCAGAATTAACAAGTTGAGAAACAGTGCCGCTAGGTTTGACACAAGTAATCGCAGCAGACACAGGGATTCCCAAGCGAGTTGCAAACTCATTGTTGGTATTAACTGAGACCTCCCGTAAGTATTCAAGAGACTGCGTAGTGCTTTCACATACCCTCCCCATCCAAGGATTATCTAAGATACCAGTTAATGATACACCAAGTAAACGCTCATCCTCAGTGTTCTTTTGCCACACCTTACGCAGGTATGGGAAGTGCGTCAGAGTGCTCTGGAACGTGCCTAAGATTGTAGCAACCCTAACCTTCTTAGCTATGTCAGCTACAGTGTCCTCTGCGCGTACTACTACTTCAGTCAGGTTACAGAACTGATAAGGGCGCAGGATAATCTCTGAGCATGGGTTCGTACCAAAGTCATAGCTAGCATCTCTGCGTCCGTTCTTCTCAGCCTGAGTCTTGCTTGCCTCTCGTGAGAAGATACCCCGCTCACCTGAGTGACTGTTGTACAGGCTAGTCCACTCTGCAAGGAACTGACCAATATCAGGCTTCGAGGTATAGGCTGCAGAGTTATTAGCCAATGCTCTCTGACTGTTATGCTCCCACCAGCTACCAGACTTACAGGAACGCATACGGTCATCCTCAAGGTCCGACAAAGAAATCATTGCGCTTCGTCTAACTCCACCCACAACAACAACTTCCCCGATCTTGCAGAGAAGATCATGACATTCGATTGATGTGAGTTTGCGGCCAGCTGCTCCTCTAAATTTGTTGGTAGTAAACTTAAAAAGCTCGTCCAAAGGTCCGGGTCCAGAAGCCCTTCCTCCGAAAGTTTTAAGCCTAGCTCCGGCAGGTCTAATTTTGGATAGGTCATACCTTGCCACTTCCCCAGAGTATAGAAGAGCGATGAGTTGGCGAAGAGCCTTTGCCCATCCTTCTTTACTGTCCGCAACCACAATAGTAGTCTGACTATCAAACAACTGGTCTGGGACTTCAGGTAACTGATCAACATACTTATGCTCCACAGAAAAGCCTACGCCTGTGCCACAGAGTAGGATGTACATCGCCTCATCGAATGCTTTAGGGTCATCGATAGGTAGATAGCTACAGTTGTAGCCAGCAGTGTTGTCACGATCCAGTGCCTTACCTGCTGTCATGATAGCCCTCATAGATGGCATAACATCTAGGTTCTTGACAGCGTTGACAAGCTCTGCTCGTAGCTCAGCATCAGGTGAGAACTTATACTTCTCATCCAGATGATTAAACATAAAATTAAAGTAGCGGTCTACTGATTCATCCCAGTGCTCACGCCGATTCTTCTCAGGTAGAAACCTGCTGTAACGACTCTTTGCAATAAACTGCTGATAGTAATCCATATATTATTCTTCCCAGTTAACTAAGTTTTGTAATCTGTCTGCTTGGTCTTCTATTATATCTTCAAATCTTTCTACTATATCCTCAGACCTTAACGCTAGTTCTTCAACTAATGTTATCTCATCCCACCTCTTCAGTCTTTCCTTGATCTCTTCTAATGTTAGGGTCATATATTATATCACACCTTGTAATACTTGTCACCAACTTTATCATAATTTTCTATTAAGAACTCAAGATAATGCTTGGCCTTCTCAAGGTCTTGCTTGCCTGCCTTCTTACGATGACGAGCTACATACTTAATTACATTACACGCCCAAGGGTCTAAGCCCCAATATAGGAACACATCCCAAGGCTCGATGTTAGACTTGTAATGATCGCCTCCAATCTGCTTAGACTTGATGTAGTCACCTAGTGTCTTGACATCTACACTGGTAGCCCTATCAAATGCTTGGTCTACATTGTGTAAGTTGATTGGTTCAAGTTGCTGTACCCTGTACCAGTCTGAAGGTGTTGCGTTATCAATGCTCATACTTCTTCCTTAAGTAGTTAAGACTAACTGGCATCTCATCGAAGCTACCATTGTTGACCTCGTGCAGCATCCAGATACCACGCCAGTACTTGTTACCTTGGCTACCTAGATAGTCCTCGTCATGCAGGTAGCAACAGCCACTAAACAAACCAGTAATCTGTGAACCATCAGCACGATTAGCATAAGCTATCTGTCTATTCTGTACATGGCCCATCACTGCAGACATATGCTTCTTAGACAGCAGAGCAGCAGCAGAAGTTACAGCACGCCCCATAACGCCAGAAGTAAAATAATGAGCATACACAACACCATCAATGACAATAGGTTCAAGGTACGGTATAACTTCCCAACCACAATGTTCGTAGTTAAGGTCGCTGAGACCAATAGTTCCATCCAGTTTAGGGTCTCCTTCGATAGCTCTGGAAATTCTTTCTTCATGATTTCCAAGAGTGAGTACCATTCTTGGTTTGTATTGTTTCTCCTTGTTCCGCTTTGCTCGTTCATTGTATTCCTTGATTGGTGCTAGCAACATCTCCATTGCTTTGTTAGTAACATCGATGTCAGTCTTGTAGCGTCTGCCTTCAAAACACTTACGGCCTACATCGTAGCTCGACAGGCTAGGCATATCAGCAAAGTCACCAATCTGTACAATAACATCAGGCTTCTTCTCTGCAAGGTACTTACCTACCCATGTCAGGTAACTAAGATCAACACCGTCCTTAACTTGGCAGTCAGGGATTATGGCATGAACAGTCATTGTGCGTCCTTGTCTTCGTTGTCTAGTGGTTCTACTTTAGCAGTGGCGATGTACTGCTCTGGGCCAATTGTCTCAAACAAACCATCAGTCTCCATGCCATATGGGTCTTTGATTACAACACGCTCCATGACTCCACTGTAACCAGAGGTCTCTAAGAACTTACAGAATTCATAGAGTATCTTAGGCCATGCAACGAAGTCTGCAAAGTAGTGACGAACCTTGACAGTTGAAGCCTCTGGGTATTCTGTAGGCTCTCCTTCCTGAAACTCAGAATCATAAATGAATCGATAAACTTTACTCATACTTACTCCTTAATAGATTAAAGAAATACTCTGCGTCTACCACAGCCAAGGGCTTATCTCTGTTTTGTTTGATGATGCAAACAGGCTCGTATCCTCCTGCGTTTCCTCTGGCTTGTTCGTAATAACCGTATACTGAGATAGCTGCTCTGGACTTGCATTCCAAACTAATTGGCAAGACCCGTCTGGCTGCTGGACTGAGTAGCAAATCCTCCCCGGAGACGCCCATACTAACTGAGCGAACATCGTCTGCCTCCAGATTGAACTTGGCTAGTATTAGATCTCTTACCCACTTTTGCAGGTGTCTTCCTTTGGACTTGGCGCTGCTCGGTTTCAAGTGTTATATCCTTTCTCACTTTAATCCACTGCTTAGGTAGATGCATACGGGCATTGCTGTTGTCCATAGAGACTGTATTAGCAATGCACAGTGCGTCATCTGTTTCATCAATAATCCACCCAATGCTGTGACAAAGGTGAACCTCTGCTTTAACATCCTCTTGCCATTCCACATCTGCTACTGCGTCAACCCACTGGATGTACTGCAAAGGGCAGGTGACCAAATCTGGTTTTCGTTTCTTCGTATCCATAACAATTGTCCATTCTCCAAGACTCTAGTTTCATCGTTGTCGTATGCTTCGAGTACTGCTTTGTACATATCGGCTTCGGTAATACAGTCCTCTAGAATCTTTGCCGCCTTCTTTGGACCTATTCCTTTTAGACCTATAATGTTATCAACTCTATCGCCAGTCAGTAACTGCATATAGAAATGTTTGATAGCTTGTTGGTCATCAATCAGGTACTTCGTATCCTTAATAAAGTTGTAGTGCCAACCACGAATCATATCAAGGTCTTTGTCGATGGACATGATGATATATTCTTCGATGTCTCCAATCTCATAAGCCTTGATACCTATAGCGTCATCAGCTTCCTGCCCCTCTACTACTTCACAGCCCCACGCTTTCTCAAGATACTCTCGAATCAATGCATAATGTTTAGGTTTAGTACCAACTCGATTACCTTTGTATGGTGCTGTTACTGCGATGTCCTTTCGGTAGTTGTTGGAACCAGTGAGATAACCTTGGTAGTCTCCTACCCAAGGCTTCATCACTAGCTCCTCCATAAACTCAGCACATCGTGCCAAGCACAGTTTGTCATTAACATCTTCGGAAGCGAATCCAATTCTGTAAGTGACGATGTCGGCATCGATGAGTGCTAACATTACTTCTTCAGAAACGCAGCCATAGCTTCGAGTGCCTGTGCTGCTTGCTTCTTACTGGAGAACTCGTTGTCGTTGATAGTTACAGAACCATCAGAAGACACAGAGAACTTGAAGAAGTCTGAACCCCATACTGTATGATTAAGTCCATCAACCTCTACCTCAAACACAGACTCTACTGGTGACACCTTGAAGTTAAACTTAGGTGACGGGGATGTTGCTTTCTTTGCTGTCATATTATATCCTTTAGATAGTTATCTATTTATAGTACGTTGTCATCGGCAGTAGCGTCTGCACCTGCATACTCAATCAGCTTGGTGACAGTTAGCTTGTTGATGCCAGCACTAACACCGCTCTTACCATTCTTGTTGTAAGCATAGGGTTTGATCAGCGCAATGCCTCGTGATCCATTGGCTACTTTGCAAGTGACCCTGTTACCGTCTGCATCAACAGTGGTGATAGGATAGTTCTTAGACTTAGCAGTAATGAAAAAACCTTTTTCTTCTTTATTGCGAACTGAGATACCAACTTCTTCCAATGCCTTAATAGCAGGCTTGGATAGGTTGCACAGGTCTACCTGATACTTACCCGACATCTGATTAGGGGTATCAAGAAATGCCCACATTAAATCAGCTTCAATCTTAAGAGGTTTTAAATCCATAATGTTCTCCTGAACAAGTTAAGTTAAAAGTTACAGCTACCATAATATTATAGCACATCAGTGTAGTTTGTCAATATCCTCCTGTTTCACCTTATGAAATGTTGCCATCATCAGGGCAGTACTGAAGATGGATTGTAGTTCGTCCATGTCCTGAACTGAAGTCTTCATATGGATAGTCTTGTCCTTACGTACACAAAGGAGGACAACATCTTCCATCCCTTCCCAGAACTCGTCTGTCTTATCTAGTGGGTGTTTGCCCATGTTTTTCCTTTCTTGTACTCACCATCCAAAGGGCATCGTAACTTCAGTACTTTACCCGCTTCCCTGATACTCTGTACTGCGAGGATGCCTACCATATCTGCCTCATCCTCAAGGCATTCTATCTGCCACTCGTCATGCACGTTGGCTACGAAGTGTGCATCAAGCTGGGTCTTCCTAAGCTTCTCATCCAACAGGACAAGAGCCTGCTTCATAACTATTGCACCAGCACTCTGAAGCAATGTGTTGAGTGCGCTGTGCTGGGAACGGATCTGTAACCTGCGTCCATCAAGACCTTCAATCGTCCCTCCCGCTGATAGGTTTTCAACCTTGGTCCTAAGCTTTTGTAGGCTTGGCGTGTTCCGAAGAAAAGCACTCGTGAGGTCTTTACCTTCTTTAACTCCACCACCAACAATCGCCCCAATTTTGGCAGGCCCTGCACCATAGAGCAAGGCATAGATAAAAGTCTTGGCCTGCGCCCGTGTAGCAAGACCTGCAGCCCTTTGGTTTTTCGTGTGGACATCAGTTCCCAACTCTTGCGATCCCTCTGTAACTGTCTTGACATACTCCTGATCCTTCATGTAATGAGCCAGCATCCTAAGTTCTAAGGCGCTAGCATCAGCACCTACCAATAGATAGTTATCTATTACTGTCCAACAATCCCTGCACTCATGTCCCCAAGGACTACTACTGCTAGGAACCTGAGCCATGTTGGGGCTGTGGTGTGTCATCCGTCCCGTGACTGCTCCGTTGGTGATGACCTTACCGTGAACCCGTCCGTCTTCAGATACAGCAGTAAGCCATGACTTAACCTGAGCCACCCGTTTCTGAATGAGTAGGTATTCGGCAATGAGCTTCGCTTCTGGTATATCAACTCCATCCAAGACTGACTCATCTACAATCACCGCTCCTTTCTCAGTATGCTTAGTAGGTTTCCATCCCTTGCTCATCAGACGCTTAGCTATCTGCTGACGAGAACCCGGATTGAATACCTCAACGTCATCCTTTAACTGCTTGCCTGTCTTCTCGCTAACTCTTTGGGTAGTGATAGGAGGGAAGATGATTTGGAGTTCGTGTTCTATCTCGCAAAGCCTACGCTCCCAATCGCCTACCAAACCCATAGCCTTAGCTACGTCCAACTTAAACCCACGCCTCTCCTGACCAGTTACAATCCACTGAACCTTGTGCTCAAGTTCGACTGACTGCTCAGAGAAATCTAGTAGTTCCTTCTTCAAATAATTGTACAACTCACCACAGATTGTTACATCTTCCTTACAGTACTCCACCATCTCAGGCGTTAGGCCGCCCTCGAAATCTTCGTACTCCTTCTTGGTTCTGCTTACGAGCCTTGCTAGATTTGCTAGGCTGTGACCCCCGTCCCTTGTAGGGTTTGACAGTCTTGACATAACCAGTGTATCCCGAACTTGGTTCATCTGAATCGTAGTCTTCCAGACCCTGTTCAATACTGGAAAGTCGAAGCTGATCCCGTTGTGTCCTACTATCAATGTAGCCTTCTTGATAAACTCTTGAAAGCTTTGTGCCTCTGTCCATACCATCACTTCCTTAGTATCCAGATTGTAAGTACAACAACACCAAATAGTGTCGTGCCTAAGATTAGTTTCAATATCAAGTGCGATTCTCATCCTAATATTATATCACAGTTCTTTGTCTTCGTGTGTCTCACTCATTCGTCCAGTGATACGGTCATAGTACAAGGCACAGGCTGGGCCAGTCAAACCACTGAATCGATTCTTCAGAACCCTGACTCGTGTGGTGTGTCGCTCCTTCAGATCCTCTGACTGACCATTGCGCTCAAGACCTAACACCATGTCAGACAACTGACCTATAGAGCCAGACCCACGCAAGGCAGACAGGGACGTAGCCGCGCCCTCCTCGTGACCCTTACCATCAGGACGCTTAAGATGTGACACGCAGAACAGTGCTATGCCTGTGCTCTGCACAATCATCCTAAGTTTGGTCATGATTTCATCTAAGGCTTTTCGTTCATCACCATTGTCCTGTGCAGATACCACGATACTAACGTGATCAAGAAAAATATACTTGCAATCAAGAGCCTTAGCCATGAAACGAACTCTGTTGATAATGTTGTCGATTGCAGTAGAGCCAAAGTGATCAAAAAGGAAGACACGACCAGTACCCAGTGTAGCGTCAAAAGCAGGTCGTAGTTCTTCATTCGTAGCCTCAGTGTCAGGTAGGTGCAATGGTTTGTTAGCCGCCAAGCTCATGATACTCTTGGCAGTACGCTTCACAGATTCCTCAAGGAACAGCAAGCCAATATTCTCATCGTTGCTGTTGTTCAGGATGTGGTACACATTCTCTCGCAGAAACTGTGACTTACCTAGCCCTGAGCCTGCAGTGATTGTGATTAACTCACCCTCTCGTATGCCATAGGTCAGGTCATTAAGACCAGAGAACGGATACTGAACCTTAGCTAACTCGACTGGCTGATTGACCAAGTCCCACAACCCAGCGCCATCGATGATACCATCAGGCGTGAACCTCTCAGCCTGCCACCAAGCATCTACGAACGCTTTGCCTTCGCCTTGTCCGTTGTATTCGCAGGCATCCTTAAGGTCTTTGGTTCCTTTAAATATCTTGGCTTTAGTTCCAAGGACTTCAGCAACCTGCTCAGCAGCAGTTCGGCCTGCATCATCACTGTCAAAGCATAGGACAATGTTCTCGAATGAGTCGAGCCATTCGTAGTTCGCTTTGATATCCTGTACTGCATTACCTGCACCATTCCTAACAGAAACCACAGGGTACTTAGAACCCAGCATCTGATACGCCGCCGCAGCGTCAAACTCTCCCTCGCAAATAGTGACATACTTACCCCCTTTGTTAAATAACTGCTGCCCAAAGAGAGCACCTTGTTGCCACGAACCCTCGATGCTAAAGCGTTTGTCATCAGTGTTGCGTTTCTTGTACGCAACTAATGTGTCCCCATTGTAGTAGGGAAAGTAATAGAAGTTATCCTTCACCCCTATGCCATAGGTCTGACAGGTCTCACGAGTCAGTCCTCGATCAACCACAGAGCCATAGGTCAGGTCATGTACATTAGTCATCTTAGATTGAACCTTGGTTAGGTTTGGTTTCATATCGCTCTTAGTTACTTTCTTCTCACCACATTTAAAGCACAGACTACCCCAGTCATAGTAGGTTAGTGCATCACTACTGCCACAGTCTGGACAAGGCTGGTGTGCCTTGAGTTGCTCAGCCATTGTTCTTCTCCTCATGTTCACGTTTTGCCGTTTCATCAACACGTTCTTGGCTTATGTTTACGGCATCGACATCAGGGGTAACTTCAGGGGTGCAATAGTTAGGTTTACCCCCGCAGTAAGACTTGACTGGCGGTTTTTCTTCCTGCGCTAGTGCTTGGCGTAGTGCTTCTTGTGCTTCCTTCCCAATACAAGCAAACCTCCATCCAAAATTAGCGCAAGGGTCTGTCAAACCATCTTCCCAAATGTCTAGGGCTTGCAACGCTAAATCTGCTGCTTTGCGTAGGTCAGCCATTAGTCTTCTCCTGATATGGACGAACAAACCACAGAGGGCAGGCAGTGACAGTACAATGCTTCACCTCGTCTGTTGCTCCGTGACAGCAGTCATAACACTTGGCATTGATGCTCTTGCGTAGGCTCTCAGGGTCTTCACGCCAGTGGTCAATGGGTGTCTTGTGCTTGTACCCAGACCTCTTGGCAGCGTTAGCCTTAGCTAAATTAATCATCAGTTTCTCTTGCAATTTGAACTCCAAATAGATAGTTATCTATGGTTAGGTATCAGGATAATCAGGGACAGCACATGAAATGCAAGCCAAGGTGCAATTCAGAATGCCACATCGCCTAATTGACTGAAGTCACTAACCCTCTTATCCAACTCCTTGCGTTGCTCTAGCAGGACAGCCACATCCTTGATGACTTGGTTTGTCCCTAATAATTCTACGTAGTCTGCCACGTCATTAAGACAGAACCAGTAGTGTGCTTCTTCTTGAATCTGTTGTTGCTCTTCATAGTTCATACTTAGTATCCTTATTAAGATAATAATAATATTAAAGAACTCTTTAGATTACTTAATAGATATTATAGCATACTTAAATATCCAAGTCAAGACTATGATCCACACACATATCGCTATAATCATCATCATCTTGTCTACAATCTTCTTCCTCAAGATCACTCCTGTCCAAAGTTAAAACATCATCTTTTATTGTACCATAACAATTGTTACAGAGGTCTAAATACTCTTCAGTCTTTAGGGTCTTTCGAGTTGCCTCGAAGTCTGTCAGTGCTGCGTTGCAGCTAAGACATCTCATACTTCCACCCACTTTCGATTAGCCCAGTCATAACTAAAGAGCGCACCTTCCTTAGTAATGCCATACAAGTTATTGTTTCTGTCAAAAGCAATTGACACAAACATCCGACAGTCTGCAATGACAATGTCTTGTACCACTTCTTCAACCACCTTCTTAGTCCTCGCCATACCATTCCCTTCGTTCTTTAAGAGTGTCAATCAACTTTAACTTTTCCTTGTCATCCATGATTGACCAGTTCTCAATCTCCATGCGTGAGCGGAGACATCCAACACATAAGCCAATGTCATATTCAATCTGACATACATCGATGCAAGGACTATTTACGGTCATCATCATTCTCCTCAGCAATTCCATACAATACAGCAAAGATAATAACACAAGCCATCACTAGCAAGAAGTTTATCATTTCATAGCCGCCATTGTCAAGCCGATATTCCCGATAGAATAACCTATAAACGCTATGCCTAAGCCAGTGTTGCCTTTGATAAGTAGGTCAACACTAACTACTGCATAGACAACACCTATGATTGCGATAAGCCATGCTGACATTATTTCTTATCCTTCTCGTGTAACTCCTTAGCCTTGACATACACAGTTGCTGAGTGTAAGCCAATGACATAGTCGAGTTTACCAACAACACCCCAAGCCTTCTCCTTAATAGCAGTCTCCCGCATATCAATCATCTTGGCAAGGATAAAGATCTCAGCATGGTCTTGATTCTCGACAACCTCTTCGAGTTCTGCGATGCGGGTCTTCATCCAATCAACCTCATCTTTATAGTTCTCGTAATAAATCCAGTCTTCCTTGTCTATAGTAGACATACGCTTCTCCTTATGTTTACCTGCACCACTACGCTGCGAATACTTCGCTACAAAGTTGCGCTGCTTCATCACATTCCACCCTTGCCTGTGTCTCAATCCAGACATGAGCGCCACATGACAGAGGCTTGTCAGGACTGTAAACGATTTCCGAATCACCATGTATCTTCACACGATGAGCATACATATTACTCTTATAAGTCTTAACTGTCAAGACAGGTAAGTTATCCCCTGTCTTGCGGTTATGCTTGATGTTGTGCTGATTTACATGGATGATTGTTTTCATAATGTCCCTGCCTGTACAATAAATATCTCAGGAATAAAGTCTACCATACTCTTGAGTTTTGTCAAGGAAGTCTTAGGTGAAATGCTATCGCCTTCCTCGTCAGTACCCAAGACCAGTGCCTTGCCACACAAAGGTGT